TCATTTACTTGTTTTGTAAGATCACGCTCTTTTTTTCCTAAAAACATAGGAGGAGGTGGTTGTTCTGGCTGAACCCATTTGTTTTGATCTGTTTTCTTTTTTCTTGCCATTTATATTACCACTTTATAAACTAACCAACAAATATAATATTTGGTATTGCTGCCAATGTTTTATTGGCATTGTCAGCCATAGCAGTCCGCTTTTCAGCAAGTATTGCATAGTCTGTATCTTCAAGTATTTTTAATAGTTCTTCTTTGAGAGAATCTTTTTCTTCTTTACTTTGTGCCCGAAGATCAGCGCCGTTTAGTGTTACGCTTTCGCCTGGTATTGGTATTGTTTGGAACTTACTACGAACTTCGGCAAGCATACCTTTTGCTACCGCAAGAGCATAGCGACGAATCCAGTGCTTACCTATGGCATTTATATTTTGAAATGGTATATTTGAGAAAGGTAATGTATTTATGTTGTTTACACCACCTATTCTTGGATCTTTATTGGCTGCAGCAACATAAGAAGAGCCAGAAATGTTTCCTATGCCAATATTTGAACCATTTCCACTTCCAACGGCAAACTCAAACCAAAAGGTTCTTATATCTGTTGAGTCGGGAATCGGGAAAAGACGAAGTTTATTGTTTTTTATTTCATATGAATAGTGAGAAATACGAGTATAAATATTATCTTCATATGCCATTGCTTGTAGTTTATTGTGCCACGCTGGGATAACTTCAAATGTGCTATCATCAGCATACTGACCATATGTTGAAAGATTGCCTACAGCATTTAGACCGCCATAATAACCATAAAATCTCCACATTGCACGGGCAGACTTATAAAATACTTTTTTTACGGTTATTCTATTGCCTGGAGTTACTTTACCAAATAGTGGAGAGCTTGAATCGCTTGCTGAACTTGATACTATCATTTGTAGATCATAGTCTTGTTGATTTGGGGAAGCATCAAAAGAAGCAGAATAAATATCTATTCTTCCACCAATACCTGCTTCATGTGAAAAAGCATCAGCAATATCTCTTACTGCTGTTATATCATACATTGGATAAGCGAGACTTAGAGAACCATTTTGATTTACAAGATCAAAAAGAGCACTTCCACTCTTTATTTCACCATCGCTATCAAATGTTCCGGTGGGAGAACCAAGAAGAGAGCCAATAGAGTTTTTTGCTTGATGTAGATTTACAAGATAAGAATAGGTAAGTGTAGCATCTTCATATGCTGCATAAATTTGACCTTCAGTTATTTCTATATCAAGAACATCTCCACCTATCATTTTATAGGTATAAGCAACTTGATCTACTGCTCCACTGATAAAATCAGTGCTATCTGCGTATACGCCTAGCGGGAGATTGGAAACAACATTAGAAAATGTTCCTGTGGCTGGCAATATAATAGCACTTGTTTGTTGTTTTGGAGTAAGAACTGGAACAGACATTTATGTGTGTCTCCTATAGACTATTATAAATAGTCATCATATATATGTTATTCAAAATAAGAAAACCCACCATATTTCAGATGGGTTTATGTTGGTAACTATGCTTACTGATTATTCTTCATTGAAGACATAAGCAAGACCTTCACCGGCACTACCACTAATTCTTTCGTCTTGACGAGCACCAACTACAACACGATCACCGGTAGAATTCATTGCAACAGACCAACCAAAATAATCAGTTGCATCTGTTGCCAACGTGCCACTTAGAATATGTTGTTGTGTCCAACCACCAGTTCCACTGACATATATATAAGCAAGACCTTCATTAGCTACACTGCCACTTCTTTCGTCCAGATAAGCACCAACAATAACACGATCACCTGTGGAATTTATTGCAACAGAATGACCAAAGTTATCGGCTCCGGCTGCTAAACTTGAACTTAAAATATGTTGCTGAGTCCAGCCACTGGTTCCGCTTATAAATAGGTAAGCAAGACCTTCCTGTAAGAAACCACCTGTGTTTCTTTCATCTTGCTCAGCACCAACAATAACACGATCACCGGCAGAATTCATTGCAACTGAATTGCCAAATTGGTCATTAACACCCGCTAAACTTCCACTTAGAATATGTTGTTGTGTCCAGCCACCGGTTCCACTGACAAATACATAAGCAAGACCTTCGCTGGCCGCGCCACCACTTCTTTCATCGTCTTCTGCACCAACAACAATACGATCACCTATGGAATTCATCGCAACAGAACAGCCAAATCTATCACTGGCTTGTGTTGCCAAAGTTCCACTTAATATATGTTGTTCTGTCCATCCACCAGCACCACTCACAAATACATAAGCAAGACCTTCGCTGGTAGCACCGCCGCTTCTTTCATCGCTTACAGAACCAACAACAACACAATCACCTATGGAATTAATTCCAACAGACCAACCAAATTGATCGCTGCCTTGTATTGCTAAACTTCCACTTATAATACTTTGTTGTGTCCATCCACCAGCACCACTTACAAATAGGTAAGCAAGACCAGAAGAGCCGCTGCCGCCACTTCTTTCATCGGCATATGCACCAACAATAGCACGATCACCTATGGAATTCATTGCAACTGAAACACCGAAAAAATCAGATTCTATTGCTAAAGTTCCACTTAGAATATGTTGTTGTGTCCACCCACCAGTTCCACTGACATATATATAAGCAAGACCCTGTGCATCAGCGCCACTAATTCTTTCATCTCTCTCGGCACCAACAATGATACGATCACCTGCAGAATTCATTGAAACAGAATTACCAAAAAAGTCAGATGTGTTTGTTGCCAAAGTACCAGATAAAATCTGCTTTTGTTTCCAATTTTTTATTATATTCTGCATTATTTCTCTATAAAAAAACATTTATATAATCCTCCGCTGAAAATCAGCATAACAACTATAAATAGTTTTAGAATAGTTCAAAAACAAAACCCACCATATTTCAGGTGGGTTTATAAATTTGTCATCTTCTATCAGGCACCAGTTGTGTGAAGTGAATTTGGTGGTGTAAAGTTTGTTGTATATCTTGCAACACCTTTTGTCACTCTTAGATCATCAATATATCCACGGTATGCACTATTAGCTGTAGAAGGTGCACCGCCAGTATTTGTTCCAATGCCAAAAGCTGAAGCATCAAAAGAAATGCTGTCGGATGATGTTCCTAATGAATAACCAATACCATTAATATAAGCCTTCCAATCACTGCCATTTCTGACATATGCTAAGTGTGTCCAAACGTTTGGATTGATATATTGGCTACCTACAAATGATTTTGAAATTCCCCAGCTTGTACCATTGAATGAGGCGTAAAAATATAATCTATATTTATTACTAGTAGTAGAATTATTGACATAATCCATAAGGCTGACCATCCAATTATAGGAAGCTACGTTTGCTCTTTTGCCAAAAAGATATTTTTGTTGAGTATTTGATGCTACTGTTGGATTTATCCACATTTCAATTGTAAAACTTCCTGTTCCAAAGTTCAAATTATTATTTGAAGGAACTGTCAAATAATCACCGTTGCCATCAAAATAAATACTTGAACTACCGTATTTGCTATTAACTGTACTTATTTTAGTTTCTCCGAATCTTGAAATAGTAAGATTGTTGGGACTACTATCAACAAAGGTTGTACTATTGTTTGCACCATCTGCTTTTAATAATAATGATACATTTGCAAAGTATGGATCATAAGTATCTGGCATAACTGCTGATTCAATTGGATCTGTTGTTCCAGATGAACCTGTTGCTTCACTATAAAAAAACATTTTTTATTCCTCCGCTGACTATCAGCATAACAAGTATAAATAGTTTTGTAATAGTTCAAAAAGAAAACCCGCCATTTCTGGCGGGCTTCTCTATCAACTAAACGGTTACTATCAGCCGAGTAGGTCTTGAACCACCACTAAGCCGTACATGTCTGGACGAACCATTTTCTTGGCGTAACGGGTCATAACACCCTTACGTGGTACGAAATCTTCAGTACCAAAGATGGTTGGTGTAACTTGTAGTGGTACATATGGAGCATATACGAATCCACTTTCGAGGAAACTATTGCCTTTACGACCAACAAGGATCAGGTTGCGTGGGAAGTATGGATCAACAAAGACATCCCATTTCTTACTGAGTGAGCCAGCTTTGACAGCACCGATAGTGCCCTTGGCATCATCATGAACTACGTTTGCACGGAATCCACTGGTGAATTCAAGGACATTGGCAACTTCTGGTCCGCAAACAACGAAGTTTGCACCACCACGAAGAGTTTTACGGTGGATTGCAGCACTTACATCATTGATTGTTTCAACGAGGGTTTCGTACCACATACTGACGTTACCGGTGAAGTCAGCACCATTTGGATCACTTACACCACTGGCAATTGCAAGACCGGTTGTACGATCAAGGAATTTACCTGGGCGACGTGACCAGTATAGTGTTGCAGCGGTAGCACCTTTGACAAGTTCACCAAGCATTTCTTGATCAATTTCAAGACCAATCTGTTCTGAGAGAATTGAAGTGAGTTCAACTTCTGCATCAAGATTGTGGTAAGCATTGAGGTCTTGACCAAGTTCTGGTGTCCATTTTGCCTTGAGCTTGCGGGTCTTGGCAGTTACAGCAACACTGTCAACTTTGATGTCAATTTCTGGAATATTGGCTTCGCCTTCAAATGTTACAAGTGAAGCAACAACTGCACCTTGAGCATCAAGACCGGCATTGCCAATAACATCAGCAATTGGCCAACTTGCAGCACGACTGCCAGCATTTGTAGCAAGGTCGGCAGCACT